AGTAATCTTATTAGAAGACACACCCCCAAATATACTGCCTGAACACAACCCATTAAAGATATAACTTCCTGTATCAACGAATTGTTCGACTTCAACAATTTCTGACGCCAGTTTCGTATACTCATCTCCGATCTCTTTTACAATGTCCTTTAGAAAATCCATGTCAATCATTTTTGTTTACAATTTTTTCCCAGTAGGGAGTTTGACCACTCACAATGAGGATCATTCGCAATAAAGTTTGTACCTCCACATAAGTTTCAAGGATTATGGGAGGTTTAAGTGTACAATACCATACCTTGTACATGGTGTCTATTCATTAACTCCAACGTAAAGTTTGAAGATACTCTAACACGTTTTTACGAACATCCATAAGTTCGTGATAACACTTTTGATTATGAGCACATAACCTTAGCGAGGCATCAGGTTTATGAACGGACTCGATAAAAATATCTAGACCACGATTCCACTTGTCTTTTTTAGACTCTCTGTCTTCGATGACGTATTGGTCTTTCATGAGAAAAAATCCTCCAAAGATACTTGATGTTCTGCTTTCCACCCAATAGCGTCCAAGATAACTTTCAATGGATCAAAGAATCCTTTGTCAAATTGTAAGTCATAGTCAACGTATTGCTTCAAACCCATCTCTCTAGGAAACTCTTGGATAAAAGAGATAACGTTTTCCCTGATTGGGTTTGGTGTCTTAAGGTAGCAAAACTTGATCTTCTCACCGTTTTGAATCGATGAGTATTTGTTATCAAGTTTCATCTCCTTAATATAATGATTATACAACAATGCGCCTCTGGCGTGAATAGGCGTTCCCTTAGTGTATATCATATTATACGAATGATACTTATCTACGTTACTGACAGTACGGGGGAATGATATATCCTCCGGTTCCAACTTCTTAAAGTCAGAGCGGCACTTCTCAATAAATTCAATCACATCTTTCTCAGTTGCATTCATCATCAACTTCAGACCATCCTTGATCATTTGACGACAAGGTGCTGGTGTTGAGGATTTGACTGCCTCAATACCCATAATCTTGAGTTTAGATTCCTCATATCGAACGCCTTCACTATCCCACACGTTGAGAATGTAACGCTTCTTCGCAGTCCAGATACCACGATCAGCGATATTCTCACGCTTCATTTGCATCTTTTGGTCATATGCATTTACATAGATCGCCAGTTCTTGGTAACAACCTTCAATATACTTCTCAAGTTCCATCTCACAGATCTTATTAAGGAACGACACAACGCCTTCAGTAGTTTTCTCTCTTCCCGCGTATATAACGTCAACAAGAGGACCCATATTAAGATAAATGGAATCGGTATCAGAAGCAACGACATAATCAATCTCCTCAGTTTTGAGTACCTTATTCAGGTACTGGTTCATTTTATTCTCAATCCATCTGATAGATACTTGCCCTGATAGAGTAATTGCCTCTGCGTTGGCGAGTTTATAATACCGGAAATATTGGTTGCCAATAGCGCCATAAGCAGAATTAAGAGAAATCTTCTTTGCCATCTGGATATTGTTACATCGGGCAATTTCTTTCTCCAGTGATTTAGTAGGAGTTTTTTCATACTCTTGCTTTGCCTTAAGCATCCGTTTTTTGAATACCACTCTATCAGTATACATCTTCTCCATCAGTTCAGGCAAAAATCCACGAACATCCTTACGGTACATAGCACCGTTGGGACAGATTGTGTAGTCATTATACATCTCAAAGGTTACCTCTTGATTAAGGATCTTCTCCACAGATGCCTGAGGATTACGATCCTCTATTAGAGTCTCTGGTGAGATGTTATATTGCATCATCAGGTGTGGATATAGAGAGTTGAGGTCAAATGAAACCACCCAGTCATAGACTCCAGGTTTTGGTTCTTTAACGTATGCCCCCGCATACTTCTCACTCTTCTCTGATCTATCCTTGGGAGGGATGACGATGTTTCTCTTCTTCAAGTAGTTATATATGATGCAATCCCACATTCTTACCTGATAGAACACATCGATAAAGTTTACCTTGGCATCAAATGCCATAGTAAAAGCAAGTTCAATAAGTTTCATCTTGTCTTCCATACGGTCAACAAGTTCTACGTCAACGATGTTGTAGTCTACAAACTTCTCCCACCCGTGAGTATAAAAGTCCTTGAAGGTATCAAACTCTGAGTGGTCAAGTTTTTTCTGACCAAGTTCTACACTGGCAATGTAATCCAGTCGATAGGATTCCTGTGCCTTATAGGTAAACTTTTTATAGAGATCAAGATAGTCAAGTTGAGTCAATCCACCAACATCAAATGATGTTTGCTTACGACCCTGAACATAAATTTCTCTCTCAGTCACAAGACCCCAAGGAGATAGTTTCTTCATCCACTTCTCACCTAGGATGCGATTAACGCGCCCTGCGATGTATGGGATGTCATACAGTTGAATGTTCCACCCTGTGATGACCTCAGGGGTGTTTTGAGACCACCAACTAAGGAATGTAGTGAGCAGAGTGTGCTCGTCCTTACAGAGGATATATGTGGCGTTAGGTTTCTTAGAAGTATATGGTTTGCGTCCCCAGGTAATAATCTCCTTGGTAGCATAGTCCTGAATAGTAATCAGGAGCATCTCTTCGGCACAAGACTGGGGATCAGGGAATCCCATCTCGGACTGCACCTCAATATCAATAGTAACTAATTTGATCTTCTTAGTATCAAACTTGATCTCATCCTCAGGATACTTATCAGAGATATATTGACAGACATATCGGTCATTGCCGTAGATCTCAAATTCTTCTACATCCTCATACTTTTTATAAAAGTCACGACAGTCACGCACATATCCAGGTTTGACTGTATCGACAGGTTCTCCTGACAGAGTTTTATACTTTGTTGGTTTGTGAGACTTTACAAATAGAGTCGGTTGGAAGTTTTCATCTTCCGACATAAAACTCTGACCATTCTCATAACCACGGACCAGGAATCGATTGCCGACCATCTGGACATTAGTATAAAATCTCACTCGTCTGTCACCTTTTGATATCGGTCAAGTAGTTTAGTATTGGGATCAGTAATTGTCAAAATTTTGTCGGAGTGGATCATAAACTCCTTCTGATTTGTGAGGTCATTTAACCAAGGAATCAGAGTACCATCCTTTGTGACAGTAAAAGGATTTTTCATTCTGCAATCTGGTTCTCCCAGTTCAGATGAGACTTCCTCAATCTCCGTCACCAGAATCTGGTCCATCAACACTATCAACTTGATCATTTTTCAATACCTCTTTTTTAAACATTGTTTGAAGTTCATCAACTGGATTTGTAATACTAACAACCCAATCAAGAGCAACCGGGATACGCTCATCTTTAGATAGAGGCATCCAAGGATACATCTTAATTTTAAATCCTACAGATGATTTATCTCGCGTAGTTCCCTCAGGATTTTGCAGACGAACAATACAGGGTTTTGTAAGGAAATACCCAACAACTTGCTCCCCAATTATCATCTCTTCGATATCGGTGATAACGTTATCCCCCGATCTCATCATCAAAAGTTTTACACTCATATGCTATAGTTTCATCAAAAGTATCATAGCATAAAAACGGAGGGGTGTCTACTGGATTGTGCCAGTAACCCCTCCGTCTAACGCCATAGCGGCGGCAACGATATTCAATTATATTTATTAAAACCACACCTTCCGCTTGTGTGCTTCAGGAACTACTTTACCAAGTATGATAGTTAGTAACCCATCATTAAAATCAACTGATCGAATCTCTGTATCGTCACTGAGCGTCCACGCTCTAGTAAATGACCGTTGAGCCAGACCCTTGTGGGTATAACTCGTCTCGGTTTCCGTATCTTCTTTTTGCCCTTCGACAAATAGTTTTCCGTCTTGTGTGTAGACATTGACCTCTGCGTTTCTAAAACCAGCAAGTGCTATCTCAAGTTTTGATTCTACAGCACTTACCTCTACTAGGTTATACGGAGGATACTTGGAGGTTGTTTCGTGTAAACTAAAAATACGATCAAAATATTCATCCATTCCAATCGTGTTGCGACTAATCCTGTCAAAAAGTTGATCAAGATTGGCAGCATTATACCTTGCTAGTGCCATTAGACTTCTCCTTAAAAAGCGAGAGTGTGTTGTGTAGACCCTTTCGGCGTCCACTATTATATAGTAGCATAGAAAGCAAAAAAGGATGGCGCGAGAACCACCCTTTCTTTGTAGAGATAACCCTAATTATATTCCTTCGTATAAAGTGCGACGGTGGAGACGCACAGTTTATTTATACATCTTCAGGGTTTTTAACTCTTTTTCCGATATTATATTTTTGTTCCAACACCCATTCACTCTTTTCCTTATATGCAAGGACTTTAATTTGATTAAGTGGAGCAATATCTTGAATAGAATCCTCACTAACTACAGTGATAAGACCCCAATCCATTAAAAGTCTTGTAATACGATTCCTACGTTGAACATCATTAACAGTAAGATTTGCGTACTTACCATCAAGAGCAAACAACTCCTTAAAATGCACGATATAATACTTACCTTGCTTATGCAAAATGTGGCAGGATTGATAGAGTTTCTTTTCTTTCCTGGATGCTACACCAATACGTGTAAGAGTTTCTCTTACTTTTAAAAAGTCATCAGGCTCATGAAGGTTTACTTCAACCATCTTTTCCTGAACCCATTTTACTTCAGGTTCCGAATTCATCTCTTACCTCCAACGTCAAGTTTAGATTTAATAAATTCAATCTGTTCATTATTTAGGATCTTGAGCGCCTGAGATGCTTTTTCATTACTATAACCATAATAACGCTTGACACATTCCAAGTCATCAATTTTATCCTTACGGATCCAGGGAGAGAATCTCTTCTGTTTCCTTACGGTATTTAGTAAGAATAAATACTGCATATCTTTCTGAAGATGGTGTTGGAGATTCATCTCATTAGCATACATTACAGTATCAATTGATCCCGACAAGCACTTATTAATAATGAATGCAGGATACTTTTTAATACATTCAGGATCATCTAGAGTGAGATCCTTCTTGTTAAAGTTAATTGAGTTCAACCAATCTTTTAATTCCATTATTTAAATACTGCTGTAACGCTCACAATTTTAGCACCAGGATTGCGATGGAGAGCAACCTTACGTGCATCTTGATAATCAATAGCAACTACCTCTTCGACAAAAGTAGTTCCTGCTTTATACAATTTGACTTGGCATTTCATAATTAAAAAGTAATAGTTCCTTTCTTGCTTTTTGTTCTCTCATATAATCACCAACTGATCTCATAGTATAAGTCAGATCAAACTCCCCAGTGATCCACTTCTTGAATCTATCTTTTACCAGTTGATCAGAGTTGTAACTAATCAATTGAGGTAGAGAACAATCGTCACAGTCCTTGGCAAACTTGTCGTGGTCAAATCCTTTATGCATTGATCCCTTCTTACCATACAGATTGTCCTTGATATCATATGGAGGATCAAGATATACAAAAGCATTTTGCTCAGAACCCTCATCCAAAAGTTCCTCGTATGAGAGATTAGTAATCTCCCAATTTGCAATTAATTTGGAGAAACCTTGGAGTTTTTCAATTCCTCGCAATGAGAAATTGGAGTCACTTGCTTGTTTGCTGAAGGAGGATGCTTCGGTGAGACCACTAAAAGAGCACTTATTGACAATATAAAAACTGATAGCACGCCATAGAACGTCATTATTAGATTCATCATTTAGGTACTCCTTTGATTTTAAGAATAAAACTTTTGCAGATACTGGTTCACAGTGACGTGACTTTAACTCAAGGAGTTTCTCTCCCATAGTAGGAGCAGACCCTTGTAGTTGCTGCCAAAAGTTTACCAGAGGTTCGTACAAGTCATTGACCCATACCTTTAGATGTGGATACTTTTTAGTGACGTGGATAGCAACACTACCTCCACCAATAAATGGTTCACGAAACTCTGTGTAGTCCCGCAAGTCAGGGAAATAGGGGTCCATTTTATTGACCGCTCTACTTTTACCTCCAGGATATCTGAGGCAAGTTTTATACGACTTTAATGACACCGTTTACTTTCTCCATAATATTAGTCAAGTCCTCAGGGACTTCATAATCAGGTTTGTTATACTTCAAATACTCCCAAAAGGTCAACTTCATTTCCTTTTGAGTCATACCGCAAGACTTTGCTGCAGTAGGCAGGTTCATTGTAGCACGGAAGAGTGCTTTGTTTGCCTCTGCAACATTCTGTGGAGTTGTCTTCACTCTATTCTCAATCAGATATTTATATTTTTTTGTCACAGAATCAACTTCTTACTAGGTTTTGCAATTGGTGAGAAGATCTTCTCGTAATTCTCTACGATCTCTTCTCTTGCATCAATCGAATACACAATATACTGCTTATCTACTTTGATAGTAGAATCTTCTTTAGCAAGAGTGGACCAGGGGGCAAATCCTACCTGACCCTGTACATTAGGGAGAGCAACCAGAGGATGCTCAACCTCAATGTAATCTTCAGTTTCATTAATCAAGGTGTAGATAACTTCTTCACCTGTGTTCATTCGCAATACTTTAACGTTCATAATTAATCCTCTGCTTTGTCAAATCCTTCAATTTGTGATGCACCTACTTCATGCTCTCCAGCAATCAGGTACATATATTCGTCTTTGTCTTGGTTATAACCAAGATACTGTACTTCATCACCAAAATCATTCTCTCGCATTAATGCTTGGATTCTGAGATGCATTAACTCCGACTTACTAATCCTCATTAGAAAGGCCAATATGTAATAGGGATTTCATTCCATCTCTTTGGATAACCAATATTATACTTAGTTCTATTCTCTCTTACCTGCTTCCAGTAAAAAAGAATACCAGTCAATTTCCAAATCCAAGCACGAGCAGTATCTCCTGTCACATATTCCACTTTCTCAGCACGATCAACAGGACTTGATATTTCTGCAACAACTTTAACACCAGAGAGGAAGTAAACTGCCTCAGCAATTCTCATAGATCTCTTCATATGAAAACCATCTGTAACCACATACAACACATCAGGTTTAAAAGTCTTTCTAATCCTCCTGTAAGTTGCAGTAAAGTTTGTTAACGTATCCCAAGCAGTCATATCAGTAAAGACTCTCTTAGAACTGATGCCCATATCAGTATAATATTGAACTGCATTTCCACCCTCACTTGAAATGAGGACTAATGAATCTGGATATTTGTTTGCCAGTTCAATTGCCTTGTTTGCTCTTTGAGAATTACCCCCAAGATGTAAGATTAGTCTCTTTGTCATTTAAAATTACACTCCACCATAATTTCAGTCATTGCTGCAAGGATATTTATCTCTTGGTCCGCGACAAATGCGATCTGATATTGATACTTAGCAATAATGAGCACGGCAGCAGCAAGAGAAGGACCGTCAACGGATGGTGGTAGAGCATCGTAAACACGACGCAATAGTACACCAGGATCATTGTCCAGATTATTAACGACCCACTTTCGGACTTCAGGATAGTTTTTATCCTTGAGATTCTTGATAAGATCACTTACCGAAATGTCCGAGAATGACGCAAGAATCGCTGAATCAATTTCACCACCCACGGAGTATCTTTGGCATTCGTTGAGAACACGTCTCCAGTCCGGGAAGTGCTTGTTGATAAGTTCGATAAGGACTTTTTGATCATACTTAACGCCCTCTTTCTCAAGAATAGTCCTGAGACGCTTGAAGAACTGTCCTGCAATTGTTGGTTTGTCTTTGGATTTAACTCCGAATTCGACCACCGCACATCTGGAGTGGAGAGGTTCGATGATTTTGTTTTTGTAGTTGCAGGTAAAGATGAAGCGGCAGTTGTTATAAAATGCCTCAATATTCGCCCGTAAGAGGAGTTGTACATCGTGGGTTGTGTTGTCAGCTTCGTCAATAATGATGACTTTGTGTTTCGCATCAGCAGAAAGAGAGACGGTCGAAGCAAAGTTCTTTGCTTGATTCCGTACCGTGTCCAAAAATCGTCCTTCATCAGATCCATTAATAATAATATAATCACACCCAAGTTCTTCACAAAGTGCTCGGGCAATCGTTGTTTTACCAACGCCAGAGGTTCCACAAAGCAAGAGGTTAGGGATCTCTCCTTTACCTAACATAGCAGTGAATGTCTCTTTAATGCTGTCAGGAAGAATACATTCTTCAACAGTCTTTGGGCGATACTTCTCAACCCACAAAAATTCTTCGCGCATAATCAATTTAAATGTCTTTCAAATTCTTGAGATACAATATCTCTGGCACCCAGTCTCTCAAACATATATTGTACACTATTTTTTGGTGTAGCGTTATCACCACAGGTAAATACGTCACACACTGCCATACCCCTCTCTGGCCAAGTATGAATACTAATGCGACTCTCCGCAAGCATAGCAACAGCAGTCACACCCTGAGGATCAAACTTGTGAGATGAGAGACTCAACAATGTACTCCCAGACGGATCTGCTGCCATAATGAGTACATTTCTAATATGTGACTCATCATCTAGCAGTCCAGGTGAGCACTCTTTCAAAGTAAAGAGAATGTGTTTCATCAGATCCAATCAGGTTTACGGTTTGGTAGTCTCAGATAATTATCGCATACCCAAGGTTTAGATGCAATATAACGCTTGTATCGCGTGTAGATATCAATGCTCGTATCGTACTTGAACTCATCAGGTCCAGCAAACACAAATGGTTTGGGGCCCTTTCCACTGCGACCTTGAGGGTCTGCTGTAGGAAGTATCTCTTTTGCTGCTAGAAGGGTCTTCTGGCAGGTGTGAACCTTACCATAGCGAGCAGTGTACTCTTCACACATAGCAAGTCCATGAGCAAGCAACCACTGCCAATTGGTCACAAACTCATTCGCCCACTTGGTGCAGGGATGATTACGAAAAGCACCCTTCTCAGTAGCATAGGGAGTGCCATCTGCTCTGGGAAGATTACCAAAGTTATGTCCCCATTTGTCAGAGC